GAATGTACTTTTATCAAATTGCATTTGCCTTTTAACTTCAGGGTCTTGCAATACAGGAATAAGTTTTTTATGATCTGCTACCCACTTCGAACTATCGTGCGGGCTACACATTACACACTTGATATTACAAGTATGGCCTAATCTTAAATCTAAATAAACTAACTCTTCTGGTATTGTTCCGTCTTCTTTAGTTTGTTTAATCAAGTAAGGAATATCTACACCGTTGTCATCTCTGTGCCAAGTACCTGTTTCCCAAATACGTTTACTTACAACCCCTTGGCTCTCTTCTTCAAAACATTTACGGCAACTTGCAGGCACTTGTCCCGCTAACATAGTGCGTCTTGCACTTTTCATATACTCGTTGTTCCAGGCTTCCATTGGAGTATGTTTACCAAAGTTTGCTGGCAATCCATCTTCCATTTTAACTAGTCCTACTTCGTGATCATCACCTGCACCACTTGCGTTTGCACTGCAACATAATCTCATATCACCATTAGGCCGTGTAGCAAAATGTATCCAAGGTAGAACACAAAAAGTAGGTGTGCCAGACACTTGAGCTAATTCAGCTTGATACTTTTTTAAATCTGACATTACAACTCTACCTTTTCAATAAACTGATCTTTTGGCTTACTAAGCTTGTTTACGCCGCATGTTCTTGCACATGTAATTAGTTTTTCTGCACTCCAATACTTGTTCCATACTGATTGCCAAGCGTCAGAATCTATTACTTCTTGTATACTACGTTCTAATGCGTATGTATTTCCTAAATCTTTTATTAGATTAGAATACTGCTGTTCAATTTCTAATCTAATAGATTTCGTAGTATCATTTGTAGCAGCATAATTATAAGGTATACTTGCTAAGAAGCAACAAGGCATAATTTTCTTATATGCATCTATATAGATTTCCTTTGTTTGTTTCACATAGCAATCAATTTCACTAGCATCTACTATGTCTTTATAATTATCAATTACGTCTTGTGTAATAAGGCTGATGTTACTTCCAGTAGGCGGTTCTAAATATCTTGTTGTTTTACCAACTGAATCATATACCGGAAACTGTTCAGTGGCAACAAATCTAGCACTGTCTTTATATGTAAATCTAGCAAAGCCGTGTTCTTTAGCCAGTGCTTCACATGCAATTAATTGATGTTCGTTATGTTTAAACTTTATAAATGCCCACTCTGCTATACCTCCTGCACTGATAAATGCTTTAGCATTTTCTAATACTTTGTTAAAGTCAGTACCAACACGATATAAACTATGTGTATCAGCTAATCCGTCAATTGCAAAAATAACATTATGCGACGGCGGCAATGCCTTTGCAAGATCTTTCCACCATTGTTTGTTCCTTGCGCCACCGTTGGTGTGTATTCTAATATATAAGTCAGGATTGGTGTCTGTGCTATATTGACACATTTCTATTAGATCATTATTAATGATAGGATCACCAAAATTTCCACAAAAATAGAATCCAGTAATCTGACGAAGGACCTTGCTAGGCAATATGTGTTTAAAATCGTTTATAGTCCAATCATTGTTTTTGATAAGAGGATTTTCTAAGCCGCCGTGTATGTTGCGACTGCACATAGGACAACTTGCTTGACAGCGATTTGTAATTTCTAAATGTATGTCTTTTAGATCTTTAAAATTAAACATTCTTTTTCTTTCCTATAATCATATACCTAGTATACTTAGGAGTTTCAAACTCACCGCGCCAGTAGGGTTTAATTTTGCTCATACGCATAAAATCGTCTATATCAATTGAACAACGAATATGCTCGTCTAGTTCAAAATAGTTATTGCTTTGTATTACAAATAGTGCATCGTCTGGCTGAATGTCTAACCATTGCTCATATTGTTCTTGTGTAATGTGTTCGCAACTTGTGTTAATTACAATGTCAGCAGGTTCTGTATATGCGCACATGTCTGCTGTGACTGCATCAAATCTTCCTGCTATTTCATAGTTTTTATTAACTGTGTATGCAGTTTCTTGACAGTCTTCGTCAATGTCTACGCTTGTGATATGTTCTATACTAAGACTGCTGTTAAACAGTATACTTGCAAGAACACCATTCCATCCACCGTAGATTACAATGCGAGCATCGTCGTCTGCATAGTTTACACGTAGAGCATCAGCAAGCCATACCTTGCTGTTAACTTGTCCTTTCCAGAAACTTTCAAGTGTGCGATATTTGTTATCGCTATTGCGAATTGCATCCATCCAAAATAGTACATCTTGTATATCAATTCTCATATTTTTCTCTTTGGTATTTTACTATCAGCACTACTAACGCAACTAGGTGTAATGCACTTACGTGGTGTCTTAAACAGCTCAAATCCGCCGTCTAACGTGCCTAAGGGTTCATCATGGCAACTGTAGCTGCGCTTTACTTCGTTCTCTCTTATAACGCATCCTTGATAGCCTGCATTACATTCCCAACCTTCGAACTTGTTAAACCCAAATGCATTGAATCGTTCTGCTTGGTCTATGTAATAAATGTTACCGTCTTTGTCTTGTAATTCTACCTGTAACAACGGTACTATTTTTTTAAATTCGTCTGGGATTTGTTGAGGGAATCCTTGTTGCATGATTCCAACTTGTTCAGCTGTGTATCCATGTACAACATAGGAAGCAGTAGGGTCGGATTGGGGTTTGAGAGTAACGTTAATACCTCTGGAGGCAAATCGTTCAAGACGTTGATAAAGTTCTTCAAACATTTCTGGAACCATGACTTGATTAATTGTAACATAAGTTCCTCCTTTCATTAGTTGCAAGCATTTGTCTCCAAACTCTTGCTCGTTAGCAAACTCTGCATGATAGCTAGCAGTAATGCTTCTGCGCTGTAAAGTACTTGTTGCTTCTAACCATCTGTTCCACCATTTACTACCTGGTGATAAATTTGTGGTCATGTGTATACTTTGGTATTCAGGTGCTGTATCACTACAGTAATGCTCTATAAGCTCCCCAAAGTATTTATAAGCAGTTGGCTCACCGCCGCTAAAACTAAAATGAAAGTCTGTAAAGCCGTTTGCTCTAGCTTGTTGTTTGATTGTGTCTAATGTAGATTTGTATACGTCTAGTGCTTGATGGTCAGGAGTACTACTGCGAGCATAGGGCCAGCAGTAAGAGCAGTTATAATTACAAAATCTCGCAAGAATCCAAGACACCGTAAACAAGTCGGTATCCAACAAAGTTTTTTGTCCAAACTTTTTTATGTCATCAAATGGTATGTTTTGAAAATTGTTCATATAACCAATCAAAGTCGTTAATTAAATTTAGTATATCTGGGCTATTACGATTATCATAGCCAAAATCACGGCCGGCGCAAGCACCGTGTATAGCATATTTTCCATATAGTGCGTCTTGTCCTGTTTCGCACCATTGTTCGAGCCTTTCGTCTGTTTCATTATCTACCTGTCCTCGTATTGTTTTACTTGCTAATTTACAACATTCTCTAAAGGCGCTTTTCCAAGTACTAAATTCATCTGTATTAAATGATGTAATGTTACTTACAGATCGCATAGCGTTAAACTTAGAACTAATACTGGTTGTCATATCAGTCTTTGTAATATCCATGTTTAATGTTTCCTTTACTGGAAACAGTTTAATGCCGCCGTATCCATATTCTAAATCGTTAATAGGATTTCGACTGCGCCAAACAAAGACTTGGTCTCTTTGCCATTTAGGAACTTGATGTGCAAATGTAAAATCATCTAGTACGTGTGCATCGCCATCAACAACCCAAAACATGTTAGTGTCACAAAGTCTTGCTGCTTCTATATGTGCTTGATGGATGCCTTTTACACCGTGTATACGTTTAGCTCTTGGAAAACGCTGTGTAAGCATAGTGTAGTTATCATCTGCATTAGGCTCGTTATAAGAAATGAATACAATATCGTAGAGTTTAGGTGTACTAACAGTTATATCAATTTCTTTTTTGTTTACAAAGAATCTATAATCAAACTCACGCTGTGCAAGAGGCTTGTCTTTGTGTATTAAAAACACCCCGTCATGATACTTGCCGTTTTTAAATACATGTATGTTGTCACGTTCATAATAAGGTATTTGATAATGAAAGTCCCAATTTACATCTACATCATTAGGTATTATCCAAACAAAGTTGCTTTTTACAGTAGATAGCTGCATGATTAAGTCATCATAATTATTAACATAAATTTTATCATATGCTTTTGGAGTAGATGCAACAATATCAATTTCTTTTTTATTTCTAAAAAATCTATAATCAAACTCACGTTGTGCAAGTAAATTTTCTTTATGTATTAGGAACACACCGTCATAGTACTCACCATTTTTAAATACATGTATATTATCACGTTCGTAATAAGGTACTTGGTAATCAAAGTTCCAATCTACATCTACATCACTAGGTATTAC